TAAATTATATCCCATAAAAATAGAAAAGAATAAACTTAAGCTAGAAGCAACATTAGCTGCAAAAGATTTCAGCGGTGGAGCCGAAGAGAGAGATTATTTATACAAATGGTTGAAAAAAGAAATATCTTAAATGGTGAATTTAATACTTTTATGGATCAAATGTCAAAAAGTCCTAAAGCAAATAGGAATAAAATAATAACCGACTGGTTGTTATTTTTAAGTGCAGATGATCAAACTAAACTTATTAATAAGTTAAAAATTAGAGGTATTGATTATATCCCTAACGAAAATCGCCGATTTTTCGAAGTTTAGATACTGCCTGAATAACTGTTCGATCAGTTTCTGTATGTGACCCATCTTCGTTAATCGACCAAACTTTAATCCTTGCTATAGGACTTTTTTGTGTTGCTTCTTGGGTTTCTTGTCCTACAGTAACCTTACCTCTTGTCCAAACACTTGTCACTACACCATGAGCTGTAGAGGCTGGTTGTGGATCTTTATTAATCATCCAAGATACAGTATTACCTTTTTTAATACTGCCTGCTGGTGCTTTTTCAGATCTAGCTGAGTGCATTTCCACTGCTGATAGTATTTCTGCTTCTTCTGTTGAAACTTTAACATTTTCGACTGCTTCAGATAAATTCTTTTTATTGCTCAATGGATGATTGCTAGGCAAAAGATCTGTATCATATGCTGTTCTTTTAAACTTACCTGTTCTCAAAGCTCTTAATAGTCCATTCACTCTGGCCATTGCCCACTGCTGTGGTCCACTGACATTACCTCTTACTGATCCTGGATTGTTTTGGTAAGCAGCTAAACCTCTGTTGTAACATGCTGTCAACATTCTTGTTGTAGCTTTGTACTTAGGATTTTTTGCATTATGCTCTGCAACTTTTTTCTTTAAGGATGTTTTAGTGGCTTCACTTAATGCTTTAGATTCTACTTCAGCTAACAGATCTTCTTGAATCTTTCTTCTTTCACTAATTACTTTTTTATAATCGTTTACTGTTTTCTTCATTGCAGAAGCACCAGTTTTCGTAACACCGCCCCATTTCATAACAGCAATGTAACCGTTTAATTTGATATTACCAGAATGTCTAGCCATAAAGCTTTCTCTTCTTTTGACCCAGTTTAAAACAGATGCTGATCTCTCACCAGATCTGTATTTAGTCCATCTGTTAAAAGCATCATTACCTGTAAATGAAGTAGGTGGGTTTCCACCAGTTCCTGCTCTACGCCAAATTTCTGGCCAGTTTTCTTTTAAATCTTTTACATAGTTGTAGTCAGGGAACTGTTTGAACTTTGAATTAGAAATTGAAAGAGTTTGATCGTCACCAGAACTTGGGAAATTTGTTATTTTTTTTTCTTCTACAACTTCTTCAGTTGTTTTTTCCATATTAGAAAGAGCTGTTCTAGCTGCTGATTCTGATTCGTAACATTTTATAACTTTGTTGGATTCGTGATCAAGTATGCACCATGCACCGTTAGGCATTTCTGCAACATATTTTTCTTCATTTAAAGGAGTTGCTGTTGGTTTTATCAGACTATCTCTAACACTATCTACAGCTGCAGCTGTAGAGGTTAAGACTTTCTCTTCAAGATCAACAATCATATTTTTAAGATCATCAATCTCTTTACTTTTTTCGTCTTCTTCAGTTGTTGGTGCGCTTGAACCATCGACTGGACGCTCAACCATGTTCATTGGTCGTAAATATAAATCATGTGTTTCGTCAGTTTTTAAACCAGCTTGTTTTCTAGCTTCTGCGACTGTGATCCAACCACCTTGTACAGCAGTGTTCATTCTTTTATAAACATCATCTTTGTCTTGTGATAAAGCTCTAACATCGTCTAGGTTGTATTGTGCAAAATATTCATCAGCTGGGTAATCAACTCTAAGTAATTGATGTGTGAGTTCAGAAGCAACTGCTTTCCATAAAGGCACTAACTTCTGCTCAGTAAAAAATTCTCTAAGCTCTCTTGTGTTGTTGTAAGTTGCCGCGTCTAGACCAGCTCCTAGACCAGCAAGAATTGCTGGGACACCTAAAACTGCAGAAACTCTTTCTTCAGGGATTTTTCTTAGTTCGCTAAGATTCATTTGATCTGGTGAAAAAGATACAACTTCTACATTCATTGCACCTGACAAAATCATAGGAGCGCCTCTGTTTTTACCACCAAACTTTTGTTTGTACATAGCAGAGATAGCCTCTGCTTCTTCTTTTGAAGGTCCGCCCATTTGATCATCTTTAGGTGAGAGGATGACACCTGGTACAGCCATGTTATGTAAAAGCGCTGCTGCGTATTGTCCTGCAGCCTCATCACCTAAGATTTCTCTTAATACTGATTTTAGAGGAGCAAAACCACGCCTATGGTTATTTGGATCAATTCCATTTCGTATATGCACAACATCATCAGTCTTAAGTGTTATACTGTTAGATCCGAGTCCACCATAAGGACTATATTTAAATTCTGTTATTAACTGATCTTCGTTTCCTTTAACTTCTACCATGTCTGGCATTAAAGGAACAAGCTCTACCACAGATCCATCTGCGTTACGGTTTTTATACAAGAAAGCGTCACCATGTGCTGATAGAGAAGTAACTATGTAATGAGCTAATAAGTTACCAGAAGTAAAGGGATTTGGCCTTTCCAAGAGCAAGGATACTGGATGTCTTTTTACAGCCTCTACATCTCCATCTTCTGTCTCATAACATATTTTAATTTTTGGTTCGGCAAATGATGTTGCTAGAACATTTAAACAAGCTACAACTGCTGAGTTATTAGATCCGTCACCGATATCATCCAACATACTTGAAGGAAAATATCCAGATTCAGTATTGTATCCATAAACTGAACGATCTAAAGAACTGCTTTGATTATATCTACTAGCTTTTTGTTGCTGTCTTTGAGTAGGGGCGTTTAAATAATCTACCGCTTTACGAAATCTTGATTTTTCATTTGCCATTTAGTAAGCTGTCCATTCTCTTTTAGCTTGTGCGCTTATAACTCCATAACCCAAAGCGTCAACCACATCATCATGATGACCTACTGGAAAAGTCATAAGTTCTCTTTCTACTTCTATTAACCAAGGCGCGCCTTGCTTCAAAAAGACATCTCCTGCTTCCATGCGAGCAGCTAGTGGCATCGCTCTTGAAACTTTATCTTTATCTGCCTTAAGTTCTTTCACAGCTAAACCATCTCTCTTTGCAAACTGTATAAGAGAAAGCTGAAAACCAGCTCTTTCCATACCTACCCATTGTAAATCATATTGAGCCATTTTTTGTCTTATCCTAGGTATTATATCTGGAGCTTCCATGCGTTCACGAACTACATCTAGCACCAATACTTTGCCTTGCGGAGTAATTGCAAAACTTGCTATAACAGTATAGTCAGCTCCTTCCTTAATTGAGGTAGCGAGGTCAACTGTGCAAAATCTCATGCAGTCGTATAGTTGTACATTTTCCCCAGCAGCAAAGAAAGTACCACCTTTTTCTTTATAATATCTTAACCAATCAGGTTTTAAAAGACCTTGTCCTGCTTCAACAAACTCTGCTAAATATTCTTGTGCAAAAACAATAGATCCTACTTCTTCTTTAGCTGAATCTACTTCGTTCTTATCAATAGCTGGGTTGTCATAAGTAGCAAATTGGAATCTTTCCCAATCTTTTTTTCCTTCTGCAAATTCCCATAATTCATAAAACCAATTGTTCATACCCATAGGGGTGCTAATAAATAAAGCTTTACCTTTTCTTTCAGTAAGAGTAGGTCTTAGTACCTGATGCCAAACATCAGGCTTTGTAAATGCAGCTTCGTCCATCACAAGGAAATCAAGTCCCTCACCCCTTAATCTGTGTGGACTATCTGCTGATCTTACTGCAATAGACCCACCTGACCAAGGAAATTTTACTTCCATATTCACTAAAGATATTGTTGGTTGCCAATCTTCTGGGAAAGATCTGGCTGCTTCTTGAATATCACGCCAACCAACTCTTGCTATAGTGTAGGTAGGTGCAACCCACCAAGCTCTTTTCCCCTCTAAAGCTGTTTGCAAACAGAGCTGTACACCTAAACGAGTTTTACCAAATCTTCTACCTGCGCATAAAATCTTCCACCTTGCTTCAGATTCAGCTACTGAAAGCTGTGCTTCATGAAGATCTGGAAATTGTGTTTCTAAAAAAAATTCTGACATCACTTAGATTGTAGCAAAGAATTATGTTATTCTGATTGGTTTTCCAAAACTAATATATAAGCTAGTTTATTTAAAAGCATTTTATTCTTAATAGAAATTGCTTGTTCATCTTTGTTATACATTTTTTTATTAGTAGTAGAAATAAACTCGTTTACAGCAAAGTCATCTTCGTCATAAATTAAAGAAAATAAATTCTCTAGCTTCATATCTTCAAGGTCTTGTGTAATGATAAATAATTTAGAGCCTCTTTTCATCATTACGCCTAGGTCAATAATTATTTGTCTCTGGAAAGATGCTGGATCTAGATCTTCAGGGTTGTCCATAAAATCTAGCATATTAAAAATAATAATGTCTGCTTCTGTAAGAACTTTAGGCAATTGACCAACTGATAAGTCTTGAGGCATTACTTTTGTAGTTCCGAACTCTGGATCAAGATCAAAACTTTCTACTTCATAACCGAGTTCAGTTCCTAAATCATAGGTAACTTGGTATTTATCTGTAATGTCCACAATTTTGCTTTCACTTCCATCTGTAAACCAGTAGAGCAAGTTAGCAATCATTTGAGGTGGTGTCTTGTATGGACTTTCTATACCATACTTTTCATCAGGCTTACCAAAGCTCCACACATTTGATGTTTTTAAATTAACACCAGCTTGTTCTATCAAGTCATAACTTTCGTTGTTTTGGTTAACAGATTTAAACTTTTCTTTTTTTACTTCTGCTCTCAACTCTCTAACTGATAGGGAATCTTCATAAGCATTTAAAAGCAACTTGTCTATTTTTTCGTTATCTTCTAAATAAGCAACTTCGTGATGATGAGTCCAAGACAACTCTGCAACCCTTCTTTCTAAAGGTATTTTATTAGAAACATAAGCAGCATTACTAAAAGTAGAGTAAGCTATACCAAAGTCTAAAGCTTGAGAAGCTAGCTCGCCATACTTACGATCTCCATAGTTCCACCAATCACCAAGCCACCACATAATGTGTTTTGCTTGATTAGTTAAAGCTTCACCTATTTCAACCCACTCTTCATATTCAAGATCATCTCTTAGATCTAAACTAATAGATTGCATTTTTGCTAATTCAATTTTTTCCATTGTTTACCATCACTATCCTTTTTCTCTCATCATCGGCCACACAAGGTAATCCATCTTCATGTCTTCTATACTTATGATTACAAACAAGACATTTCTGATGTCTGTTATATTTATAATCGACCCTAGCCATAAGTTGTTCTAAATTTAGAACAGTCTTTCTAGCCGCTATGTCTATATCCTCCATACATACATTTTAATACAAAAAGAGGTTTAAGGAAATAGAAAAAAGTAAAACCCTAAGACTATTCTAAGTCAGGGTTCTACTCTTTAACTTAAAGGTGTTTTTCAAAAGTTTTTCTTATGTTTGGTTCATTGATCTGCGCCCTAACTTCAGAAACTGGTTGACCGTTTCTAAAAGCAATAAAGGTTGGAACAGAGAAAACACTGTGCAGTGTTGCTATATTTGCAGCTCCGTCAACATCCAAAGAAACAAACTCGACTTCTTTATCTGACCATTCATCTGAAAGTGATTCTACAGCTGGCTTGATCGCTTTGCATGGACCACACCAATCAGCTTCGAATTTAACAATTGTTGTAATGCCTCGATTAATTGTTTCGTTGAATTCACTTTGTTGAATTTGTCTTACCATAGTGTATACACATTATCATAAAACAAAACTTATAAGTTGCAATAAAAAAGATAAAATTAAATTATGGAAAAATTAAAAACTGTTGCAAAAAAACATGCACAAAATTTAAATAGAAAAGAAAGAAGATCTTTGGCTGCAAAAATTAGGAAAGATTTACAACTTGAAAAAAGAAAAATTAAAAACGAAGCTTAGAAAGTATGTTTCTCTATCTTTAAGTATTGGAGGGATAGCACACTTTATAGAGTTTGGTTTTGCTTTACATGAAAATGCAAAGACAACTGCAGGTATAACTTTATTTTTTGGTTGCTTAGATCTTCTTGCCGCCTATCTTATAAAAGAAAAGGCTGATCCGTTAGAATCAGCCGATGATGGGAGGAAGTCGGTTTAGTAGCCGACCTATTCATAATAGACTATATGTTTTAAAGTTTAGGGATTTAGATTGGACACAAAAAAAGGATTGACTGTCCGACAACCCTTTTCCTGACCTTACTACAGCATTGCCGTAGATGAATATAATACTTGTATTCTACTTCTCTTCAAAAGCTTTGCAAATACTTAAATATAAATTTACTAGATCGTCTGCGTCTTGAACTAAGTTGATACCTTTGATTCTCATATAATTAAATTGCTTTAACACAACTTCTTTTAGATCGCCATCACTAATTAATTCATCAATTGCGTCTTGTCTTTTTGTTCCTGGCGGAAAATTAAAGTCTGCCATTACATCGTCCCTTCTGGTTTAATACCTGTATAAGCTTCGTAGCTTTCATCTCTCAACGGTGTAACCGTTGGAACTATATATTCAGTTTTACCTTGTATCATTTCTTGAAACTTTTCAAAAGCTTCATCAGGATCAAGCGCTTCTACTTCAAATGCAACTACAAAATTTATCATTGTTCTTCTATTTCTAGTATAGGTGCATCATTGATGATATCAGTGTATAACTGTATATTATGTTGAGACACCATATCACTAATAGAACTATCTTTAAAAATAGTTATTTCTTGAAAGGTTTTTATTGCTTCTTTTTGTGTTGGTGCAGGAATAATATAATCTTCCCTTATTAGCCTTGATACTAAATATTTATCCATTTTTCTCCTTTAAATTTCTACTCTAGTCTACTCTACTCTACTCTAGTCTACTCTTCTCTACTCTACTCTACTCTAGGGCGTGACAGTCACAAATGTCACATGTGACATAAAAAATACAAAACCTAATGAAATTAGACTTTTATAAAATTTCTTGTCGACCAGTATCGTTATTTTTAACATAATGTTACTTGGATTTTTGTAAATTTTCTCACTTTTTTTTACTTTTTTTCACTTTTTTTTGGTTTTTTTATAATATTTGTGTCGAAAACTAGTGTATTTTCTACTAAAGATCTGACAATTAATCGTCCTACCAGCTCCATAAATTGAGGAACAACAGCATTGCCAAGTGCTTTTAGACGATCAATATCATTATCTTGTCGTTTTCTAACTCTAGATAGCTTACTTTCCCACTGGTCATCTGTACCCCAACTATTAACTAACCCTAGTTCAGCCAACCATCTGGAAATCCCATGAGTCTGGTCACCCATTCTGGATTCAATCTTTGACCAATCAGTTCTGGATTCCGTTCCCCAACATCCTGTTCCAGAGTAGATCCGTGAGATCCACTTTTTACTGATGGAGCTTGTTTGTTCACTGGCTTCGTTGCCTGACTCGCTCTTGGTGTCGAGAATTGTTCCCTCACTTGTACTTTGTCTGCTAGATTCAGAGATCGATCCTGTCCCCCATTCTTCGCTTCCCTGCGTCCCTTGTCGTTCAGGTTCATGTTTAGGTGTTCGTTGTCCTGTGTTGAGGGTGTCGGCCACATTTCCTTTTGAGATGTCCACTCTGTCACTTCCACTGTCGTCATTTCCTTGTCGAACTGTAGATCTTCCAGATGAGGTTTTATCTTCGCCCAGTCCTCTAGACTCGGATAACTGAACCCCCTGTCGTCCCTCCTGAACCAGTGATCTACTGTCGATTTCTTTATCCCTGTCAGTTTTTGTAGTTCTGTTGCTGAGGTCTGACTCCTCAGGTACTCTACCCAGTCCTGTTGTTTGGGAAGCAGAGGTCTGCTCACCATTTCGTGATCTTGGTAAATCTCCATTATTGACGGATCTTTCTCTATCATATCCATCCACACTTGATCCGACAATGTCCTCTGTACTCTGTGACCTGTCGATCTTATATTTTTCCCCTGCATCAATTTGGTTGCGTGTTTCAGTGAGTCGTCCTTCTTGTCCATTGTCGTTGGAGTCAGCCATAGTTTCGGATTCTCTCGTAAGTTTCCAGTACCTTTTCTTTTGCTCTTCTTCTCTGGATCTCCACGATAAAGCGCTCTCTCCAAAGCTTCCCCTGACCTTGGCTCTAAGTAATCCATAGTGTTTGGGGTCTCCCACGATTCCAACTCCCACCCATCTTTGTCTTTTGTGTCTTGCTCCAACGAATTTTGCTGATATAAGTTGCCATTCAAATCTATAATACCGCATTTCGGCCACACCTTTGAAGACACGGTTAATGGCTTCTCCATCGCTTGCTCTGAGGATGTTTGGGACATTTTCCAAGACGAAGATTGGAGGTCGTATTTCATTAATAAATCTTTCAACTTCATCCCATAACCATCTTTCATCTAATATTCCTTTCTGATTACCTGCAACACTTACTGGTTGACAAGGAAATCCTGCTGTTATAATATCTACATCTGGTAGATATTTAGTGTTTATGTCTTCTACTTTTTTATTCAAAACTAAAGAATTTGGAAACTTTTTATCTAAAACTTGTGTACAGTATTCATCTGTGTCTACTTGCCAAGCTACTTCTGAAACTAAACCAGATCTCATTAAACCTAGTTCTATACCGCCAATACCTGAAAACATACTGCCTAACTTCATCCGAATATACTTTCTCCTATTCTTTGTTGTGCTAAAGCTATATATTCTGGTACAAGTTCTATTCCTATAAAATCTCTGTTACTTTTTTTGCAGCTTATAGCTGTTGTGCCTGATCCTAGAAACGGATCAAGTATTAAATCTTTTTCTTGTGTAAAGTTTTCTAATAGAAAATCGGAAATGTCTTCGTGCATTACAGCGTAAAAACCAGGATATCTTCCACCAAGAGGTGTATGTATAGTGTTTGTTGTAAATTTATTGTTGCTTTTTATTCTTGTGTCATTAGAAAAAGCAAAAATATATTCGTAAAAATTACTTATTGAACCTGGTTCTGATCCTGGCGCAGAGTGACCTTTAGTCCAAATAAAAGTTTGTACAATATCTTTATGGTAATGACCAATCAATTTGTAGATATCTTTTTTATTGTAGTAATTGGCCTGAACATTATAAAACACATGTCCTCTTGAAACTCTAACTAATTCATCAATTACTCTTACAGACCATTCAAAATAATTTTTATTATTATCTTTAAAATTAATGTACTTTGCTTTCTGTTTTGATTTAGTTTTGGTTGATCTTCCTATATTGTATGGAGGACTTGTTATAACATGATCTACGGAGTTGTCTGCAAAATTGCTTAACACCTTAAGGCAATCGCCTTCAATTATCTCTAATTTCATAATATTAGTTTACAATAAATTTGCATTAAAGTCAATACATGCTAATATTTTAATTACACATAATGAGTCCTACTTCGGTCTTCTAGATCAAAGGACGGCTCCTTTTGTTTGTCAAATACTAAGTAAGCCCTTACTGGAAACAGTAGGGGTTTTGCTTTTGTCCTATAAAAAGAAAAAACCGCATTGTCTTGGCAATACGGTTTATCTCTTATATATAAATGAGAATCTTATTATATCAAGAACTGTATTTAATGATAACCTTTACAGTATCTTCACTTTTACCATCTTCTAATTGATTACGATCTCGTTTACCCCACTCTTCAGGGTTAGATCTCTCTAAAAACCAAGCAGAAGCTTGCCAAACGCCATTTTCAGCTGCTTTCGAGATCACACCAAGGTGTGAAATCTCGCCTGTGACTTTTGCCTTTTTTATAGACTGCCAAAAATCCCACAATTCTAAATCTTCAACATTTCCAATGTTGTCTGGATCTCCCTTACAAGCCTCATCTATCTCATTAAAGCGTCTTTGCCACCTATAAAAGGTCGTTTCTCCTATACCAGCATAAATAGCAGACTTTTTTTGTGATAATCCAACTCGTAAAGCAGAATTGAGTTTTTTGACTGTTTCATCGTCTAATTTGCTAGGTCTCCCCAGCTCCTTTTCCTCTCCAACAATCTCTATATCCATATCGTCTGGGATAACCTCATCAATTCTCTCGTCAACCAGTATGGGATCCTCTACTACTATTGGCTCCGCAACCTCATCTTCCCCGCTACTACTCTCTTCTTCGAATAGGATCTCTTCTACCTCTGGATCGCGTTCATCTGCAGTATCTATCTCTGGTTCCTCTACTGGTACTTCTTTATCTGACTTCTTTTGAGGATCAGCTCCCTCTCGTTCTTTAAAATAATTTGTAATATCCATAGAGATAAGTATATAACAAGGATTTGGATCTTTAGTGCATATCACTGGTTATATTGAAATTCCATTATTAAGGCACGCGCACCTATGCAAACGAACATTTGTTCGATAAAACATGCTAAGAGGAGCCCTAGGGGGTCTAGAAGGGGCTGGTAAAGGTAAGTGGCAGTCTTTTACATGAAACCTGGCTAGATCTACAGTAAAGGAAAAAACCCATAGACCTAGCCTATTTTTGGTCGCAAGAGATCTTATTCTACTAGGGGAGAGGAGCAGATCAGTGATTTGGATTGCCGTGCATATCTGCGGTTACAATGGAAATCCATTATTAGCTCGCGAGGAGGTATTTACTCGATTTACTCTTTGGCCTAGCGATCATTTTCGGTACCCCCCCCACTATGCACAAGCTCCCCACATTGTGAATTTTTCTAATCTCATTTAGATATAAATATATAACATATATTTATATAATATTTCTTTTATTTATTGCACATATGCCGACAATGTGTTTATACTGGTACCAGTAATTGATTAACAATAAGGAAGTGAAAAAATGGGTAATACCATAAAGAAGAAAAAAGCCACTCTAAGCGTGGAAATGAATATAAAAGATATGCCGACTAGCTATGCAGATATTGGTGCTAAAGAAATCTTAAAGGGTTTCAAGTCATCAACTATTCAAGAAGTAGCCATGAGAAGATTAGACAACGATTATTTACTTTGTGATATTATCGTTTTGTTTATGGGTCGTGTTAATTTGAATAAGGGTAATGCCGATTTTAAATTAGTCTCAGGGTCATTTTATATTTATGAAAATGTAGATATAGACGATTGGAAATATATTAGACAACAAGCACTTACAGGTAATTCAATGGGAAAAGCCATTGGAAAATCTTTAGTAAATTCATCTTATGAATATACAAAGCTAGATATATAAATAATGGGTCAATCACAAAAAGAAATAAAAGCAATGTCACTCTTAATTAAAAGGGTGACAAAGCTTGACGACCAGTTACGATTAATTGGTAA